ATCGGCTACTCGACCGGCGGCGCCACCTTCACGCAAACGCCTGACGGCGGCCAGGTCGTGCAGATCATGACCGACGTCGGCGAAACTACCGTAGTCGGGAAAGGTTTGCAGTTCGCGCTCGATCCCGCCGGCGGACAGTTACTCAGTATGGTGTGGGCCTGCACGGCGGCCACGGTCGCGCTGCAACTGGAAACCGCGGTCGATGATGTCGACGCGCAGTACACCATCGTTGGCACTTCGCAGACCACGCTGACCGGATCGATCATCGGCACGGTGCCGCAGAACGCACGCTTCGCGCGCGTGAACACCACCGCGTTTACCGGTGGACCAGGAACGATGTGGGCCAAGCTGCTGCAGTCGCCCAACGTAGGAGGATTGTAAGTGGGAAAATCAGGTGGCAGTTTCAAACCGGGACACGCCAAAGTGCCGCGCTCGGGCCGTGCGCCAGGACAACCGAACTGGGCTACGTACTCGATTCGCGTGCTGCTGAAGAACAATCTTCCGGAAGACGAGATGATCAAGCAGTGGCGGTTTTTTCTGCACCACCGCAATTCCGAGATCCGCTTCAGCGCCTTCAAGCTGGCGTGCTTCTACATGTTCGGCCGGCCGGCGAAGAGTCCGATCAACGCAGAGGATCAGGCGCAGTCGACCACTGCGCCCGAATTCGACATGCGCCAGATCGTGACGCGGCATGTCCCAATTCAGTGACATCTCGCGCTACTACACGCCGCAACCGAAGCAGCGCGAGTTCCACGAAAGCGACTCGAAGTATCCGCTGTTTGAAGGCGGCCGCGGCGGCGGCAAGTCGACGAGCTTGCTGTGGGAAGCGATCGGGCAGTGTTTGCTGATCCCTGGCGCGAACTGCCTACTCGTACGGCGGACGCTTACATCGATGGAGAAAGGCGGGATCGAGGATCTCTTCACGAAGACGGTCCCGCGGCACTTCTATTGGCGCTACAACGCCAGCCGCCACATCGTCACGTTCCACAACGGCTCGAAACTCTTTTTCGGCCACATCAAGAACGATGCCGATCTCTTGCAGTACCAGGGCGCGGAGTTCGTGTTCATCGGTTGGGAAGAACTCACACAGTTCACATATCGCCAGTGGGACTTCCTCAAAGGGTCGAACCGCTGCCCGATTAAAACCTATTGGTTTGAAAACCGCGAGTACGCGGTGCGGCCGCGCATGGCTGGCGGCACCAACCCGAACGGCAAAGGCAGCGGGTGGGTCAAAGCACTGTGGATCACGAAAAAGCCAGTCGGCGAGATGGCTCTCAATTACGATCCAAGCGACTATCAGGCGGTGCACTCGACCTACGCGGACAATTTCGTCTATCGCAATGACAAGAACTACATCGCGACGCTCGAGTCCATCGTCGATCCCATCCTGCGGCAGGCCTGGATCCCCGGCTCGTGGGATATTCTCGCCGGGCAATTCTTTCAGAACTGGGATCCCGCGCGCCACGTAGTCCGCTTCGAGCAGGTTTGCTTCGAGGATTGGCAGCCGCGGTGGATGTCGATTGACTGGGGCTTTGAACACGCGACGGTGGTGCTGTGGTGGACCCGCGTACGACTCCGGACGGAACTCGATCGCGAAGCTCGACGCACGGTGATCCTCTGCTATCGCCAGCTTGTACTGCGGCAAATGAACGAACAGCTCGTGGCGGAAAAGATCTGCGGGGCGAATCACACCGGAGAAAAGCCGGATCATGTCAGCTATATATATCTTTCCCCTGACCGATTCAGCAAGATCGATCAGTTCCACAGCATCGCCGACAAGATGGGTGATGTGTTCGTCGAACAGCAGCTACCTCGTCCGGAGCGGGCCAACAACCGTCGTGTGGACGGCTGGCGCCTCTGCTACACCCTCCTGGACACTGACGGTGTCGCGGTACTCGACAACTGTCCGGATGTGATCGACTCCATCCCGAAGTTAATGCGCGATGAGAAGAACATCGAAGACGCCGCGAAAGAAGGCAACGAACTTTATCTCGACGTCTGCGAATCGTTCCGCTACGGTCTGATGAGCTATGCCAACGCCGAAGAAATTCCCGCCGAGGTCCGCTACCAGCGGGAGATTCAAAAAATCTCCTCGAACAGCCAGAAGTACATCCGCTACCTCGAGCTGCAGGCCAAAGCGCAGCACTCGGACGCGATCTTCACCATCGATCGGCGGCGCCGGCGTTGAACGCGCGTTGCGGCTTCTCGAGCGCATCGTGGGACAGCAGCGCAAGGATCTGGAATTCCTGCAAGGCAAGTGTGAGCGACTCGAGCTCGCCATCATGAGCCAGGCGCAGGCGCCGGCGCAGCACGAATACGTGACGCGCACGGACCAGCGTCCGAACGTTGGCGGTGCGCTCGAGAAACTGACCACCGGCACACGTTTGCCGTGGCGCGAAGTGCAACGGAAGTGGGCCAACCTGAGCGAAGCCGACCAGGTGAAAGCGGTGGAGGCCGGCCAGCTGAACATCAATCTCGAGGAGGACACCAATGCGGGGAGCTGACAGCTTCGACGGAAAAATGAGCGGCAATCGCCAGATGGTCGATCGCTACAACGAGGCCAAAGGCAAGAAGCCGGCGAAAGGCCAGAAGAAACCCAAGCCCACCGGAGGCGAATCCGGCGGCGTGCATGAGATGGGCGGCCACGACGAAATCAAGCAGGTGGTCGCGGAACACGGGCCGGCGCACAGCCATCACGTGCACAAGACGCCCGACGGCTATCACTCCGTGACCCACCACGAGGACGGCCACGTGCATCACGCCGATCACGGTTCGCTCGAAGAAGCGCACGCGCACGGCGCGCACGCCATGGAAGACACCGAGCACCTCGGCGATATGGGCAAGGACGATTACGAAGTCGCCGGCGAAGCCGGTGGCGCCGAAGATCGCGGCGGGATGGGCGGATCAGACATCGGCTTGATGAGGTGATCCTTTGGCTCCTCCGGAGTGGACCAACCTGCACCGCATCACGCTTTCGCCGGCCGTGGCCGGTGTGCTGACGAGTAAGTGTGAATGCGGATGGGAGGCCGTGTTTGTTCTTCCGGAGGAGCACATGTTGATGCTGCAGAAAGTTTTCGAGCACCTGGTCGTCGGGCATCTGCTGATCTTGCCGACGATCACCTGCGAATGGCACTGATGAGTGAGCACAAAGATTCCAAAGCCGCGGTTCTCTACTTCAAACCTGCATCGATCCATCGCGCCGGCGGCGCACGCTGCGGGGCGTGCTGGAAATTCGTTCGCAATACGGGCGAGTGTTTGGAGGTTACTGGAGACATCGCCGCTGGAGGTGTCTGTGGACTGTACGTCAACGGTGTTCCGCATCCAACTCGTCTGGAGCATACCTGGCGCATCACCAAAATCAGCAAAGGCGAAGCCGGCTACACCGACCAAGGCGACACCCACTGCATGAGCTGTAAACACATGGCCCATCCGCGCGATCCGCTGTCGCCGTGCGAAGAAGTCGAAGGCCTGGTCGAACAGCAAGGTTGCTGCAACGAGTTCGAACGATGAGCACCGCTAGATACGTCAAACACAATGGCGGGCTGACGCTGTACATTCAGCGCGATGAAACGGATGAGAAATTTTCCGGTCTGGAGCGATTCATGTCCACAGGTGAAAACATCAACGCCAACGGCGCGGTGCTGAGCCAGGCCATGATTCGCGCCGGGTTTAATCGCTTTCCGCAGTCGTTTGTCGCTCGCGTGAATGCGCGCCTGTATCCGCAGCTAGTGCCCTACACCATCCTGCAGCCGCAGATTTTTCAGGTGTTAAATGATCCGGCCGTGCCGGCGCACGAGGTGTGGTTTACCGGAGCGGATGGCGCGGTGCTCGGGCGTATCGTGAATCTGAGCGTGGGCACGCCGACCAGCGTGACCCAGGACGACTCGCTCGATTTCGACGACAACGAAAACGATCAGGCCAAGGTGAAGCGGCAGCGCGATCGCCGCATCAAGGACGCACTGCTCTAAACAATGCCAGCATCTGAAGTTCAGAAACTGTACCGAGAACACAAACTGCACTCGGGACCGGGCGGTCCCATCGTCAAAAATCCCGCGCAAGCTACGGCTATCCAGATCGGCATGGCGCGCAAAGAAGGCCATCACATTCCGTATCCGAAAGGCTCGATGCAAGAAGGCGGATCGACGGCGCCGGAATTTTCCGCAGGCGCAGCGCCCGGCTTGTCTCCCGCCGGCGATGTCGGCGCGGCCCTCACGCCGACGGTAGCACCGAAGGCGCCAAAGCAAGGAGGCATTCACCTGGGCGGCGGCCGCGGCGGTGACAATCCGTATCTCGCTGCGATGCAAGCGAACGTGAATGCGCCGCTGCATCGCGTCGAGGGATTCCAGGAGGGCGGACTGGTGCCGCAGACCGGCGTGTACAAGATGCACGGCGGCGAGACCGTGATTCCCGCGCACGTGTTGAGCTTCTACCGATCGAAGGCGCCCGAGCCCACCACCACTCGCGCACCAGCTGGCGCCGGCGAATATCAATTGCACCAGGGTGAAGCAGTGGTGCCCGATCGCAAGATTCCGTTGCCCACCGGCCTCGGCGGCGCGTATGCCGGGCGCGGCAGTTTCAAGAGCGGCGGCCGGCTGGCTAACTCTTACGCGGCCGCCCGACATTCTTGCGATTGAGCATCTGCTGATGATGGGTAGCCCAACGGCAATTTGATTTGCAGTAGTTCTTACGCGTATCGCGGCGATCGAGTGTCATCCCGCGTGGACGATCGCCCATGTCCTCGAGGAAGTGAAGAAAAGATTTTCGCCAACGAGCGCAAACCTTGATGCCCTTGCCGCCGAAACGCGGAAAGTTCGCGGCCTTCGGATTCGTCGTGCGTTGAATCATGCCGCGCCAAGTTTGGTAAGTGGGAGACATCACGCGCTTTCGCGTGTGTCCGTGGATGGGGAGAATCCTGCCATGCCAGTCCCTGATCACTCGCATAGGAGGTGAATCCTACCGTGGCAGAACGATGGATGCAAAAAGTTTCCAAAGGCATCGCGCACCGCGGCACCAAGGGCGTGTTCAAAGCCGCGGCGCAACGAGCAGGAATGTCCACACGTGCATACGCGGAAAAGAAAAAGCATGCGTCCGGAAAGACTGGGCACCGCGCACGGCTGGCGCTGGCGTTCATGAGCGCAAAGCATGGCTGACGAACCGCTCGATCGCGATGAGCGCGAGGAAGACGACGAGGAAGAACAGGAGGAATTCGAACCGGGCGAGCTTTGCGAAGTTGATGCGGTCACCGAAGAGGATCGCGTCGATCTCGATGAGGAAGACGATAGCGGCTTCAGCCGCGAAGACAAAGAGGGCATCCTCAAAACGCTCGCGAACAAAGCGTCGCAGCGGGATCTCACGTCGTATCGCATGGAAGTTCGTGACGCGTGGAAGGCGCGCTACTTCTGGCGCGGCAATCAGTATCTGCTGCCCGGAAAAAACGGCGCGTGGGTCTTGCCGCAGCTTATCTTGGTCGGCGGCCAGTCTTACGATGATCACAATCAAGAGACCAATATCTACTTGGCGTTCGGCGATACCATCGTCGCTTCGCTGACGGCCGGCACACCATCCGTACGATTTGAGCCTGACGATCCGACGAATCCCTCTGACGTCACGGCGTCGGAATCTTCCGACAACGCGCGCAAGCTGATCGAGCGGCAGAACGACATGATCGTGCAGCAGGAAGAACTGTGCCGCTTCCTGTGGACCGACGGCCGCTGCCTCGCATACACGCACTACGTCATCGATGGGCAGCGCTTCGGCTACGAAACGCAATCGGAAATCTCCGACGAGCTCGCCTACCTGCCGCAGGTGGGAGAAAAAGCCGGCGAAGAAACGGAAAGTTTTCCACGCGGAAAACCGCGCGGCCAGGAAGTCATCGAGATGCTTGGGTCGCTCGAGAGCAAACTTTCCATGCAGGCGAACTCCATCGAGGCCTGCGACTTCGCAATCATCAGCCGCGAACGCGATCTCACGCGCATGAAGACGAAGTATCCGCGCAAAGCGGATGAGCTGAAAGCCATGCAAACGCTCACCGCGGAGATGGAATACGCGCGCCTGGCGCGCACCTCCATCATGATGGGCATGCGTCCGTCGAACATGACCAACGACGCGATGACCTATTTGAGCACCGAGCAGCTGTGCTGGTTCCGCCCGGCGTTCTATCGCGAGATCGAGGATGAGCCGAAGCGCCAGTGGCTGTACGACACGTTTCCGAAAGGCTGCTACGTCGGCATCGTCGGGCACTGCATCGTCGAAGCGCGCCGCGAGCTAATGGACGATCACCTGACGCTCACGCATTCGCGGCCAGGCGACGGCATGCACCGCCCGGCACTCGGATCGCCGCTGATCCCGCTACAGGAAAAGCTGAACGATTGCATGGACCTGGTGCACGAGAGCTTCATGCACCTGATCCCCATCAAGTGGGTG